CTGAGACTCCTCTACTGACCTCTAGGAACTGTGTAGCTGATTTAGACTTATAGAAACATATCTCATCATCAACGTGCAAATAACCACTATCAGGGAATCCACTGGTGTCCCCCACAGTTAGTGACACATCCGTTGCTTGTGCGAACTGGGTTAATGGTACACTCTGTTTGAGGATACTCTTCTCATAAAAATCGATATCACGATATGTTGCGAGATGATTCGCAATATCTAATGGTTGTCCTTGTAACTCTAACTGTTCATAGTACTTTTGTATGAACTTACCAAACAGCTCATACTCCTCACCGATAAAAGCAGCGAGTTGATTTTCTATTAATAGTGAGGTCTTCCTTGCAGTCTGTTGCACTACTCTTTAATCGCTGTAAATTTACTATTTGCTACATCTACGTCAAGATATACTTCTCTAAGTACAGTGACATCATTAGATGCAGGTTTTACACGCAGTTCAATACGATTATCTGAAAAACTTCCTTGAATGATTGTCAAATCATACAACATAATCTCACCTTTAGCATAATCAACGTCACCCAAAGAGTCATTTAAGACAATTTTTTCGCCTGTTACTGAATCTAGTCTATATAGGACTATTTTGCCAGATCTATCCTCTAGATACGTGGTATAGTTTGGGTATTCTAGTGTTATGAAACCTGTAGATGATACAACTGGTTCATCACATTCAATCTCGAATGCATTCTGATAACATATCTCGTAGAAGGAAGATGAATTCAACTGTGCATAGAAATCTTTCCTTAGTGTGATTGAGGTTAGGTTAGATTTGATTGCTCTATCTGATTCGTCAATGACACTAATGAATTTCGAATATCTGAACTTACCATTGAACTTTTCAGTCTGAGAAGTCTTCAAATATTCAAGTATCGCCTTAGCACCATTAGATGCTATTTGTTGCGGAAGTAATTCTGTTAGAGTACCATCGAAATTGATTTTCGAATCCATTTCAACATATAGAATAGATGGATCCACCAATACAGGTCTCACAGATCCTACAGAATACTTCTTCAGGTCTTCCTGTATCTGTTTCTTTGTATAAGCAGATAGGAATGAAGCATCAGATGGTTTAATTGAGAGAAACACCTTACCATAGTCGGGTGGTACTTGCTCTTCACCACCAAACACAATAATATCACTGATAGCAGGGTATACATTACGTGCAATAACTTCATAGTCAGAACTAGTCACTGCTCTGTTCTGTGAAGAGAAAAACTTGGGTGCTAGATACTTGATTTTAGAGATACTCTCTATATCTTCACCGCCATATGCTTTTTGTAATGTAGTTATGTTCTTTACACTATACGGAACATTTATATTAATAGTACCGTCTGACAATACACCACCAAATGTAAATGCCTTAGCACCATTGACATCTTTGCCGTGAGTAACCACATAAGACATTTCAATTACATTACCATTATTAAGTTTTTCACCTAAGATACCATCACCAAATATTACTTCATAGTTCTCATCTTCAATCTCATTCACAAAGTAAATTTTAGAATTACTATCAATAGTTGGATCTAAAATATTATCTGCTTTCTTAAACTCAGTAGAAATACTAGTATTACTATTATCAAATATTCTAATAGTGAGTGTATTGATATCTACATTAGAGTTTTCAATTAAAAATCTCTGACCCTTAACAGCACTATTATATGTTGTTATAGTATTAAGAAGAGTACCCTCTACTAATTCAACATCTTCAAACACAGCAACGTTATTTGCTACCTCTGCTCTGTAGTCCTTTGTAGCAACAAACTGATAACTAGTCTCATCTAAATTTGTTAAAAATCCACTACCCTTTTTCAAAGTAACAGAATCAGGTGCATTATTAGGAATATTGACATTAAAACTAAGATTAGACTTTGCAGCAGTAATTGACTTTGGAGTATAACCTAACTGTTTCGCCAGAGACACCACATTGTCTCTCAGAGACGCAGAATCCAAGAACAGTTCATTCACTACCATATTGGTATTGAACGCTGTATAGTACGTATTATAGGCAAGTACGTCTAGTAGTTGACTTAGTGCAGATCCTTCAAAATCATAATCAGTAAAATCTGTCTCTGCCCTCATGTAATCTTTGAGTGCAGTTTTTATATCAACAAAGTCTAAATTGTTTAACTGTGTGTATGGCATTATCTCGTTCTAGCTAGAAAGAAGTCTACTGTGACTGGTGGAATCGAAGTTCCAATAATTTTATAGGTTAATTCAACATCAAATCCATTTTCAGCATCATTAGGTATTGCTCTACAAGAACTAATCCTAATTCTTGGTTCAAATCTACCAAGACATTGCCTAATTGATGTTGTTATCAGTCCTGCTGTAGCAAAATCTAGCGGTTCAAACAAAAAACGGCGAAGACTGCTACCCAAATCGGGTTGAAACAGTCTTTCGCCTCTGTCGGTTAATAATAATGTCGTTATAGACTGCTTAATCGCAGCACTATCCTTTGTAACTACTACATCGTCAGTTACAGGGTGCTTTTTAAAAGCTAAAGATAAATCCTTGAAGGACTGCGTTAACTTCGCCACACAAGTAGAAAGAATATTCCTACTTATTTAGACGCTATAAAACGTATAATTCAAAAATAACTCTTCTCCCTTCTTAATAGCTCTAATAGTCCTCATATGATATATTTGCCCCCACTCCTCAGTCTCGAAGTCTTTAACACAATTAGGTTCATATGAATGATTTACAAATCCACCCAAAGGTGTCCTCATAATCGTATCATCCACTACTACGTGGGATATACCCAGATAAACATCATCTGGAATATCCTCCAATGCAAAAAGACCTTGACCTGCTATAGGACTATCTTTTACATGTAGGAATTTCGGTAATGCTTGATATGTCATAATGTATCACTCGGAGATTCGGCGATGGGGGGTCGGCGTTCGGGTCAGAACTGTTTTGGATGAGTTACTACATCACCATGTATCTCACCTATATCATCTATATGTGCATGATCGATCTTCTCGATATGCAAATGTTCTAAAGCATTAGCAATTCGTTCAAGAGAATTAGCAATGCGAGAAAAATCTTCACTCATTAGGTTCTCCCCTGTCCTCTATAACGCTTCTTAGCCTTGTTTCTACTGGTAGCAGAATACTTAGTATGCTGACCAGCACCTTGACGAGACTTTTTAGGTTTTGCCTCAATCGTAACGAGACCACCACTTATATTTTTACGGATTGCCATAAACTAAAATAAACTATCATAATTATAACACAAGATTCTTCATCCTGCAATAACACTGGTATCGCCTGAATTGACCTTGCCACCAGCACTGCATGATATACCATCACCAACTCTGGCAAGTGCTTTCCCATTCACCTCGACACTTGAGGATCCTTCTGTTACTTTCGTAGCATGTGGCAAACACTTATCACCTGCTGGTGCATTATGTGTAGTCAGGTTCGAACCTACGACAGCAGCGTCCTGACCACCAATCTGCACAGAAGACTCACCATCTAGGATAGTGGTGGTTGCATCACACCCATGTCCAGTAGTTACTTCACTTCCTTTAGTCGCTGCTGCTGGCATCTTTATTCTCCAATGCTATCTGTACACTATCGATAAACTCACCCATAGAAAGATGTAGAGTGTTTATCGATATAATATCATGTATCATCATGATCTCTTTATACTTTTCTTCATCCACCTGTATAGCGTCCTAAAATATCAATCTTCTCATATATGTCATCAAGAGTCTTCGCTAACGTCAAGTATTCCTCCGAGTGAGGTGGCTTGTACATCAATTGAAGGTGTTCTAAACTCTTCACCGTCTCCTCCAAGCTGTTCAATCTCTTGTACAGCGTCTGGAGTTGCTCGTTGTACCTGTTCGTTAGTGAGTGGTTGTCTACTGTCATCATCTATTCCTTGAAATCGTTTGTTTGCTGCGTTTTCAAATTCATCACAAAAGTTGTCGAAATCTGCTAACGCCTTTTCATAGTAGTTTAGTTGTTCTTTGGTCATAATCCCATTCCTTTGCCGAAACTTGACACTGGTTTACCTCCTGACATACCTGGCAAGTCTGCAAGGGGGTCATTTATAGGATCCTGTTTGAACCTAGAGTCTAA